AGGGGTAAACATCGTTGGCGATGATTTTATGTTAGCAACTGCTGCTGATATCGTTGCTGATCCCTCTGCACCTGATGCTTTCGTTGAAGGCATCATGGAAGGTAAAGAGTGGGTATGGGATGGAGGTATTCTTCGTGAGAAGTTTGCAGAAAAAACATACAAGCAGATCAATACATTAGTTGATCAGAAAAGACTCGATGAGCAGAAATTAAATCTGTTTAACGACTTTCTCAATAGTATTTGATATTGATACACATTAAATATTTTAATTTATAAATAAATATAGATTTAATAAAGGTAAATCGGAGAGTTCAAATGTCTCGTGGCAAAAAATTACAAGAAATGGAAGTAAAGACACAGCAATCCAAGTCCGCTGTTAATGCTAACGCAAAACCAGCAGAGGGCATGGATACGTCGGTTGCTGGTTCTTATGAAGATCTCGGTGGTCCTACACCAGAGAACTACAAACCAGACGACGATTCAGCAAAACTGAAGACTCCTGGCGCAACCCTTAAGCAAGTTAAGGACGTAGTAAACAAAGGTGCTAAACCAGCCATGAAGGAAGAAGAAGAACTCTCAACAGAAGATGAAGTCATCGAAGAATCTCCTGAGATTGTCGATGAAGTCGTCGAAGAAGAGACCGAAACTACTGAAGAGTATGATGTCGATGAAGATGTCAATGCTCTCCTTGGTGGTGAGGAACTCTCCGAGGAATTCAAAGAAAAGGCAAAGACCATCTTTGAAGCAGCAATCAATGCTAAGGTTGCTGTCGTTAAAGAAGAATTAGAAGCAAAGTATGCTGCTGCACTTGAAGAGCAAGTTGCAGAAGCAAAAGAATCACTCGCTGAGCGTGTTGATTCTTATCTTGAGTATGTTGCCGACGAGTGGTTCGCTGAGAACGCTCTCGTCATTGAGCACGGTCTCAAGAGCGAAATGACCGAATCGTTCCTGGAAGGAATGAAGGGTCTTTTTGAAGAACATTATGTATCAATCCCTGAAGAAAAATATGATGTGCTTGAGAGCATGGTAGAAAAACTTGATGATATGGAAGCTAAACTCAACGAGCAAATTGAGAAGAACATCGGACTTAACAAGCGTCTTTCTGAGTCGGTTGCCGATGGTATTTTCGATAAGGTCTCTGAAGGGCTCGCAACGACCCAAAAGGAGAAACTCGCATCACTTTCCGAAAGTGTTGAGTTTGAAAGTGAAGAGCAATATCGTGAAAAGTTGGAGATGCTGAAGGAATCATACTTCGCAGAGAAAACTTCAACTACAACCAAGACAGAAACTCTGTCTGAAGGTGTAGATAGTTCACCTGAATTCGTTTCAGGTTCTATGGACTCCTACCTTAAGACTTTGAGTTCTTTTGGTAAATAATTGAATTTAACATTATTTCAAACGTAAACGTCACACATAGGTAAACGCAAATGTTCCAATCCGAACAGTTGCAGGAAAAGTGGGCACCTCTCCTCAATCATGAGGGTTGCGAAAAGATCTCAGATCCCCATCGTAGAGCTGTTACTGCTGTCCTGCTTGAAAACCAAGAAAGATTTTTAAGAGAGCAATCCGCATTCGAGCAAGGCGGAATGCTGTCTGAGCAACCAACCATGAACACCGGTTCCGGTGCTAATGCTGGTTTCTCTGCTGACGCCACTGCAACTGGTCCAGTTGCTGGTTTCGACCCCGTTCTGATCTCCTTGATCAGACGCTCCATGCCTAACCTGGTCGCTTATGACCTGGCTGGCGTTCAACCAATGAATGGTCCTACTGGACTGATCTTCGCAATGCGCTCCCGCTACGGCACTGACCGTACCGCTGGCAGTGAAGCATTCTATAACGAAGCAGACACCGCATTCTCTGGTCAGGATGCAGGATTCGACGAGACTGATGGATTCTCCGCAGTCGCATCAGGTATGGGTACTACTTCCCAGACTGGTACTAACCCTGCTGTTCTGAACCCAACCGCTTCTGCAGATAGCACTGCATATGATGTCGGTCAGGGTATGCGTACCGATGCCGCTGAATCACTCGACGGCACTGGATCTGACGCATTCAACCAGATGAACTTCTCGATCGAGAAGGTCACCGTTACTGCGAAGTCACGTGCGCTGAAAGCTGAGTATTCCTTAGAACTCGCACAAGACCTCAAGGCAATCCATGGTCTGAACGCTGAAGCAGAACTTGCTAACATTCTCTCCACTGAGATCCTCGCTGAGATCAACAGAGAAGTCATCAGAACCATCTATAAGGTTGCTGAGCAAGGTGCTGTACAAAACACCGCTACCGCTGGTGTATTTGACCTCGACATCGACTCTAACGGACGTTGGAGTGTTGAGAAGTTCAAGGGTCTCCTGTTCCAAATCGAGCGTGATGCTAACGCAATCGCACAAAGAACTCGTCGCGGAAAGGGCAACATCATCATGTGCTCTGCAGACGTTGCTTCTGCACTGACCATGGCTGGTGTTCTCGACTACACCCCTGCACTCAACGCTAACCTGACCGTTGATGACACTGGTAACACCTTCGCTGGTGTTCTGCAAGGTAAGTATCGCGTATATATCGATCCTTATTCTGCTAACCTCACCTCTGGTAACGCAGCAAACGGCAACCAGTACTACGTCTGTGGTTACAAGGGTACTTCCCCTTATGACGCAGGTCTGTTCTATTGCCCATATGTTCCTCTCCAAATGGTTCGTGCCGTTGGTGAGAACTCCTTCCAGCCTAAGATCGGCTTCAAGACCCGTTATGGTCTGGTTGCTAACCCATTCGCTGAAGGAACCACCCAGGGTGCAGGTGCACTTACCGTCAACGCTAACCGCTACTATCGTCGCGTTGCAGTTAAGAACCTCATGTGATATAATTTCCTTACGTGTGAAGGAAGTGCGAGAGGGATCTTCGGATCCCTCTTTTTTTTATCTAAATACTTAGAAAACAAGCAAAATGCCTTATCATATTAAAACTAAAAGTGTTTTGAATCCTGGTATCGGTGATGTCTATTATAAAGGTGGTAGCACCTGGACAGATCTTTATGATGATAGACAAGTTTTTGAAAATGAGTCCGATGCAGTTGCAGTTAAAAATACAACTGTGACAACAAAAGAAGGAATAGTGTATACGCCAAAGCATTTTGCTAATGCTATCGTTGTTAGCGAGTAATCATGGCAAGATCCCAAATAGAAAATCGCAATTTTCTCTCCCCTACAGGATTTCAATTTAATTTAAAAAGAAGTCCGAAAGTTGCTTTTTTCTGCAATGAAGCAAACATCCCAGATTTAAATCTTGGTGTTGCATTACAACCAAATTATCTAAGAGATATCCCAACTCCTGGAGATAAGATAGATTTTGGTGATTTATCACTAAGATTTCTTGTGGATGAAAATCTTGAGAACTTTATGGAAATCCAAAACTGGATTCGTGGATTAGGATATCCAGAAGAAGTTCAAGAATTTAGAGATCTTGACTCTGAGGCAACGATCGCAGGTCCTTATGTTAAGGACAAACAGAACATTTATTCTGATGGAACTTTGCAGATTCTAAGCAATAACTTAGTTCCAAAGTTTAATGTTAATTTTAAAGATTTATTTCCAGTATCATTAACAACACTCACATTTGACGCTACGGATACGGACATTCAGTACTTTACAGCTAATGTCGATTTCAAGTATACTAGTTATAATGTGACTGATATGAAAAACAAGGATTTATGAGTATTGATCTTGATAGTATTCAAGGAATGTGGGAAAAGGATGCAAAGTTAGACCCAGATAATCTACATACTGAGTCGCTAAATATTCCAACACTCCATGCAAAGTACTTTGAACTGTATAATACCATTTTCTTACTACGGAAAAAGGCAGAGCAGCAAAGGAAAAATATCAGACATGAAAGGTATGAATACTTCAGTGGCAAAGCAGACCCTGATGTATACATAGAAAACCCCTTTCCAAAAAAGATTAGAGACAAAGACACCATGCAGAAGTATCTTGATGCTGATGCCAAATTGTCGAATGCATCACTCAAGATTGATTACTATGACACTATGTTAGTTTACATAGAAAGCATACTGAAGCAGATTAATAATCGCACCTATCAAATCAAGAATGCTATTGAGTTCATGAAATTCAATTCAGGCTTAGGTTAATGGAACAAGAAGAAAATTATTATCATTTAGAGTTGCCAATAGAAGCAGTTCGATGTATTCATAGCGGACTATCACAAGCATGTCAAAAATGGGCTGGAGGAGATCCACAAGAACAAGAGAATCTTCAGGCAATGCGAGATCACTTCTATAGAATTATTTTAGAACATCAGTTTGACAGTGTGTAATAAATATTAGTAGTTGAAGAACTACGTTATGATTGACACGACTGCGAATGTTGTTATATCAAAATCAAACGAAGTATTTTTAAAGATCAATACGGAACCTCATATTGAGTATGAGTTGCGTGATCATTTTAAGTTTGAAGTAGAAGGGGCAAAGTTCATGCCCCAGTATAGAAATAAGTATTGGAATGGTGAGATACACCTGTATGATATGAGATCCAAGCAGATCTATGTTGGTCTATTGGATAAGATTGTTGCTTTCTGTAAGAACTACGGATATACCTATAAGTTTGAAGATAACAAGTATTACGGAACCCCATATGAGGAGAATGATCATATCTCATATTCAGGGGTAAAAGATTATATGCACTCTATATGCTCTCACTCACCAAGGAAATATCAAGTTGAGGGAGTATACGGTGCTCTAAAGCACAATAGAAAACTATTGATAAGCCCCACTGCCAGCGGCAAATCTCTGATGATTTATTCCCTCGTAAGATATTACGTTGACAAAGGGCAAAAAATACTCTTAGTCGTTCCAACGACATCTCTTGTAGAGCAGATGTATAAGGATTTCCTTGATTATGGGTGGGATGCTGATTCATATTGTCACCGTATCTATTCTGGAAGAGAAAAGAGTAATGATGCTCCTGTGACAATCACAACTTGGCAATCTGTCTATAAGTTAGACAGGTCTTTCTTTGAAGACTATAACGTTGTGATTGGCGATGAAGCACATTTATTTAAGAGTAAATCTTTAATATCTATAATGACAAAATTACACCATGCAAAATATAGATTTGGATTTACTGGTACACTAGACGGCACACAAACTCATAAATGGGTATTAGAGGGTCTCTTTGGTCCCTCATACAAAGTAACTAAAACAGATGAGTTAATGAGGCAAGGACACCTTTCTCAACTTGATATACAATGTTTAGTCCTGAAACACAATCCTCAAGTGTTTGAAACATATAATGATGAGATTGAATATCTTATTTCACATGAACAGAGAAACAAATTCATTACTAATCTAGCATTAGATTTAAAAGGAAATACACTTGTTCTTTACAGCAGAGTTGAAGCACATGGAGCAGTGCTCTATGAAAAGATAAATAGCAATAAGGGTGAGAACCGTAAGGTATTCTTTATACATGGTGGTGTCGATGCTGAAGAAAGAGAACTAGTAAGAGAAATAACGGAAAAAGAAAAGAATGCAATCATCGTAGCTTCTTATGGAACTTTTTCTACAGGCATCAATATTAAAAATCTCCACAATGTTATCTTTGCTTCTCCAAGCAAATCCAGGGTCAGAAATCTTCAAAGTATTGGAAGAGTTCTTAGAAAAGGAAAAGACAAAGTAAAAGCGATACTATATGATATTGCTGACGACTGTACAAAAAACTCCAGAAGAAATTACACTCTCAATCATCTAATCGAAAGAATTAAAATATATAACGAAGAAAATTTTAATTATGAGATAATCACTATACAACTAGGAAAACATGGGAATTGAAGAAGACTTTTACGCAACAATTAAATTAAACTCTGGTGAAGAAATCTTTGCTAAAGTTGCTGCATCTGAAGAAGAAGATAGAACACTGCTGATTGTTTCTAATCCTGTTATTGTCAATGAAATTAAGTCCCGAATCGGTGTTGTTGGATATAAAATAGAACCTTGGTTAAAGACAACTAAAGATGATATGTTTATACTTAAATTAGATGATATATTAACAATGTCAGAATCATCCGATATTGAAATGATTTTGATGTATCAGTCATATGTTAGAGACGAACACTCAGACAAAACTGGTCAACCTAAGTTAAGTAAAAAGATGGGATTTATATCTACCGTAAATGATGCTAAAGAAATACTAGAGAAGATCTATAAAAGTAGCTAAGCTATAGTTGTCTCTTGAACCCTTACAAAGGATATTGTACACAGATTTCAATACCTTGTCAACCATTAATAAAAATGTTATACTATCTACATAGTTATGACATAAATTTATGATATCAACAGCAGTCATGGCAAGAAGAAAAAGATCAGAGCATTACGTCAACAATAAAGAGTTTCTTGCTGCATTAATCAAATATCGTGAAGATATTGAGATTGCAGAGATTCAAGGTAAAGTAAAACCAGTAATTCCTAGGTATATTGGTGAGTGTTTCTTGAAGATTGCAAATCATTTATCTTTCAAACCAAACTTTGTGAATTACATGTTCAAGGAGGACATGATCTCGGATGGAATCGAAAATTGCGTTCAGTACATTCATAATTTTAATCCTGAGAAATCCCAAAATCCTTTTGCTTACTTTACGCAGATCATTCATTATGCGTTTCTCCGCAGGATCCAAAGAGAAAAGCGTCAGTTAGAAATCAAGAATAAGATCCTTGAGAAGTCTGGATATAGTGAAGTATTCTTTGATGATAATGTTGACGGAATGGGTTATTCCGACTATAATCAAATCAAAGATAATGTACATAGTAAGTTGCGCGGATGAAACTCACACCTGAAATTATTGCTGAACTTGAGTGTGTCCTAGACATGCGAAAGAAGAATGGTGAAGAGATCTGGCCAGACGGAACTGAACTAGAATTCAATATTGCTGGAACCTTTGCTGCTGATAAGTTTATCGTTAT